AAGGGTTGGAGTCGGATCGGAAAGAGTAAGAATCTTGTCCGAACTCATCATAAAAGTATCCTGTTTTGTATAACCGCAAAGAAAAGGTTCCATTGTTTTATCCTTTCTAATAACAAAAGGATTAATTAGTTTACAATCAGGTTCTCCAATGTCAGCACCAATTTCTTCAATTTGACTGATCAGAATCAGATCGTTCATCAACGCTAGTATTTTTATTAAGGTCATCTTGCTCCTCCAATTTTGAAATATTTTTATTGTATAAATGTTTTAATTTTCCCAATGGTTCCACTAAAGTTACAACCCAATCAATAGGAACTGGAATTTTTTTATCACTTGTGAGTGGAATCCAAGGAAATAAGTTTATATCAAATGAATGTTTAACTTTATCTTCATTATTTTTAGAGACCGATTCAAAATCCTTAATTAAAACGACCTGAGGATAATTGAATAAATATCCTACAACTTTTCCTTCAACAACCATTTCTTGGATATCAGAGATTAGTTTTTCTCCAGATTTTAGTATTGCAAGTTTTACAGTCATAATTTTCCCATACCTGTACTCATTTTAGCAAAAAAATAGAGGGGAGTCAACCTGGGTTTTGCCAGGATCCCCTCGCGGCGACAATAATCAATTATATTTATAGGTAATCTTTTCTCTTATGATGATCAGGAACAATTCTACCAAGTGCAATACTTAAAAGACCATCCTCAAAATCAACTGCCCTAACTTCAGTATCATCAGATAAAGTCCATGCTCTTTTAAAGGATCTTTGCGCTAATCCCTTATGAACATAACTGGTTTCCGTTTCTTTATCTTCTTTTTGCCCTTCGACAAAAAGTTTTCCATCTTGAGTATAAACATAAACTTCTTTTTTCTTAAATCCTGCAAGTGCAATTTCTAACCTAGATTCCACATTGCTCACTTGAACAAGATTATATGGAGGATAATTTGAAGTTGTTTCATGAATATTAAATAATCTATCAAAATATTCATCGAGACCGATGCTATTGCGAGTAATCCTATCCATCAAAGCAGGAAGATCCGCAGCAGTATAACGTGCAAGATTAGTCATTATAGTAGCTCCTTTTAAGCGAGTTTGTATTTTGTGGACCCAGAAGGCATCCATTATAATTTATAATAGTTTCAATAAAAAGGGGAGTGTGGAACTCCCCATAGAATCATTCGGTTTCCTGAACCTTTCCTTTTTTACCAATATTATATTTTTGCTCAAGTTCCCAATCATTCTTCTCTTTGTATGGAAGAACCTTAATCTGATTGAGTGGAGCAATATCAGAAATCTTATCCTGATTAACTACAGTAATAAGACCCCAATCTGCAAGAAGATGAATAATACGATTACGTCTTTGCACATCATTCACCGTTAGGTTTGCATGTTTGCCGTCAAGTGCAAACAGTTCCTTAAAGTGTGTGATGTAATATCTTCCTTGCTTATGAAGAATATGAGCACTCTGATAGAGTTTTTTCTCCTTGCGTGATGCAACTCCGATACGAGTCAGTGTCTCGCGAACTTTTAAAAAGTCATCTGGTTCATTCAGAATGACCTCCACCATCATATCGGGAGACCAGTTTACCTGTGGTTCAATTGTTTGGTTAGTCATTTCGTTCCGCCAATTTCAAATCGTTGTTTTATAAAGTTTAGTTGTTTTTTATTTAGAATCTTTAAAGCTTGTAATGCTTTTTCATTACTATATCCATAATAACGTTTGACATATTCTAAATCCTGAACTTTATCTTTACGGAGCCAGGGAGAAAATCTCTTCCTTTTCCTCAAACTATTTAGATAAAATGAATATTGCATATCCTTATCAAGATGATGATTCATATTCATTTCATTTGCAAAAAGAATAGAATCTATCTGACCAGAAAAACACTTATTAATAATATAAGGAGCATATTCCTTAATACAATTAGGATCTTCTTCAATCAGATTTTCCTTTGTAAAATTAATTGAGTTCAGCCAATCCTTCAATTCCATAATTAAAAAGTAATAGTTCCTTACGTTGTTTTTGTTCTCTCATATATTCTCCCACAGAACGCATAGTATATGTGAGATCAAACTCAGCAGCATTCCAGTTCTTGAAGCGATCTTTGACAAGTTGATCAGAATTATAACTAATCAACTGATCCATAGAACAAGAATCACAATCAGTAGCGAACTTATCGTGATCAAATCCTTTATGCATTGATCCCTTATTCCCATAGAGATTATCCTTAATATCATAAGGAGGATCAAGATACATAAAAGCACTCCTGTTCCCATCCATCAGATAATCGTAGGAGTAATTAGTTATACGCCAATTTACAATAAGTTTGGAATATTCCGGAAGTTTCTCAATTCCCCTTACACTGAAGTTGGAATTAGATGCCTGAGGTGAGAACGATGAACTTGCAGTAAGACCACTGAAAGAACACTTATTTACAATATAAAATCTTACAGCACGTTCAAAATCTCCAGTTTTAGGATCATTCAGAATGGTTTTGGAGATGTCAAATAATCCTTTTGCAGAAGCAGGGTCTGGAGCAGTACTCTTAAAGTGAAGAAGATGATCTTTAAGTTCTGTTCCAAACATTTGGAGTTGCTGCCAGAAGATCACAAGAGGAGAATAGAGATCATTCACCCAAATCTTAAGGTCTGGGTATTTCTTTGTAATATGAATTGCTACAGATCCACCACCTAAGAAAGGTTCACGGAACTCATCATAGTTTCGTAGGTCAGGAAAGTAAGGGTCCATCTTAGTGACTGCCCTGCTCTTACCTCCAGGATACCTTAAGCAAGTTTTTAATGATTTTTGAGTCGTCATAATAAATTTAAATTACAGAATCACTTCAATCATACTTAACAATTGTCCAGCATCAATTTTCTTTTCTGTTGGAACAACATTAGACGCTATCATAATATAATCACCTTTCTCAAGTTTAAAGGTGGCACCAGCACCATCACATTCTACTCTGGAATAAACAGCATCCCAATCAGTATAACCAATAGACATAGTTTTAGTATCTACTAAAAACATATACTCAAATGTCTTTTTAATATCTTCTTTTTTTAATTGCTTTGAATTGCCCTTTCCGGGACGTTTGTTAATCAAAACAACACGCTTACAACTTTCATTTTTATTAAAGAGTCCTAAAGACCCTTTCATTTCATAAAAAGTTCCAGAATGATCTACAAAATCTCTACCGTCCTCATAATCACCAACATAAATCAATTGACCATTACTCCATTTTGCAAAAGATTTTTCTTGCAAGTATGTTCTAAATGTCTTAAATGCGTTGGATTTCATTTGTGTAGTATTAGTAGCTTTCACACAACCAAAAAATTCTGGTAGATTAATTTTTGAGAAGTCAATAATCATTTAAATTCAACCTCACACATAATTTCGGTCAATGCAGCAAGAAGATTGATTTCTTGGTCTGCTACGAATGCAATTTGATACTGATACTTTGCAATAATAAGGACAGCGGCAGGAATAGTAGAAGGAACGAGGGCATCGTAAAGTGAGTCATAAACCCTCCGAAGAATAGTACCAGAATCATTATCCAGATTAGCAACAACCCACTTGCGAACCTCCGCAAAGTTTTTTTCTTTGAGGTATCTGAGGAGGTCATTTACTGAAACGTCTGAGAAAGATGCAAGAATGCCAGCGTCGATTTTCCCTCCTGTAGAATACCTTTGGCATTCGTTGAGGACTCTCCGAAAATCGGGGAAGTGTTTTGATACAAGTTCTGCAACAACCTTTTCATCGTACTCAATTTTTTCCTGATCCAAGATCGTTTGGAGACGCTTGAAGAAGGATCCTGCGAGTTGTGCCCGCTGCTTCCCTTTGATTGTGAAGTCAATGACTGCACATCGGGAGTGGAGGGGTTCGATGATTTTGTTCTTGTAGTTACAGGTGAAGATGAATCGGCAGTTGCTATAAAATGCCTCAATATTTGCCCGTAGTAAGAGTTGAACGTCGTTTCCTGTGTTATCAGCTTCGTCGATGATGATGACTTTGTGTTTAGAAGATCCCGTAAGTGATACGGTCGAAGCGAAGTTCTTCGCTTGGTTCCGTACAGTATCCAAGAAACGTCCTTCGTCGGATCCGTTGATGACATAAAAATCTGCCCCTAGTTCATTACATAGTGCTTTTGCGATTGTGGTTTTACCAATACCTGGAGGTCCAGCAAGAAGGAGGTTTGGAATCTCACCCTTCTCCACAAACTCCTTGAATGTTTTTTTAGTATCATCAGGGAGAATACAGTCATCAATTACTTGAGGACGGTACTTCTCCACAAAAAGAAATTCACTTGTCATAATTAAATCCAATCAGGTTTTCGTTGCGGCATACGAAGATAATTAGATGCAACCCAAGGTTTGGATGCAATATACATCTTGTAAGCAGTAAAAGTGTCAATGCTTGTGTCAAGTTTATATTCATCGGGCATAGCACGAACAAATGAAGTGACTTCAGTAATCTTTCCTTTTGGGAAGAGATAGTAGGCAGCAAGTAGAGTATTGTAGCACGAATGCTGCTTACCATATCTCAGCATATATTCATCGCACAGATTCATACCGTGCTTGATTAACCAGTAAGCATTGTGGACACTCTCCGCTGCCCACTTGGTACAGGGATGGTTCCTGAATGCCCCCTTGGCGGTGCTGTAAGGCGTCCCATCTGCCTTGGGTAGGGGTCCATACCCGTGATACCACTCAGACGCCACCAACGCCAATAGTTGGCAGCATTCAAGGGGCATCTTCACTATATGTTTGTCAGGGAGTACAATAGCACTCTCAGCAGGAAATGGAGAAGTCGCAAACACATTCATAATAAGATCTCCAAAAATTAATCAACCAAAAGTGCTGTCAGGTTCCATCGCGATATAATAAGTTACATCAAATCCAGTATTCTTAAATCGGGAAAGAAGTTTCTGAGAGATTACAACTTCATAAGATCCGGGAATGATTTTGATGTTTTCTACTTTGAAGTTGAAAGTAAATACTTCATCAGTTTCACCTACAACAATAGAAAAATCGTTGGAGGTATCATTTTTCTTATCACGAACGACAAGTTTAACAACACCCGCTTCACCAACTACAGACATATCTGGGAGTTGATATACTGAAGCTGCCTTGAGAAGTTTATCAAGTTCTTTAGTGTCAAGAAGAAAGCAAACATCTTGACTTGGGAGATTAATGGACTTGTCAGGTGGAGTTACAATTACGTTCGGATCGGCAAAGAAGTATTTGGAGCGAGATTTGCCTTCACGAATTACAACATAATTGTCATTCTCAAAATCAAGTTCAGCATTCTTATGTAGATTGAGACCATTCAGAAATTGGTTCAGATCATAGATGCCAAAATCCTTAGGAAGTTCTTCTTCAATTGTTGCTTCTGCAAGAATATTTTTCATCACTGAAATAGTTTTGATCACATTACCTTGCTTGAAAAGTAGTGATTGATTAATTCCAGAAAAATTCTTTAGAATGGAAATAGTGTTTTCAGAAAATTTCATAATATTCAGCGAAATTCAGAGAGACCGTTATCTTTGCGGGAATAGTGCCCATCAAAGTGAAGCAGAAGCATAGCATAGTGAATCACTTTCAGCAAGTCACGCTTGTTACGTCCATCCTTATCACCATAACGAGACCCATATTTTAGAATATTTGATTGGCAAAATCCCGGAGCAAGATCTTTTGCTGCCATTAAATCAATAGTTTGAATATTTCTATAATCTTCACTATGACCACAGTAATGACTTCCGTAGGTGCTGGTCACATAATCCTCAATATCTTTCAGGATTTTATCTTCGTTATATTTCCAAAGATGATTTGTTTTTTCGTTCATATCAATAGTAAAAGTAGGATCAGTCATAAAAAGAGGGAAGGTATAGTTACCTTCCCATATTATATCAGAAGGGGTTCTTATGGTCAAGGTCGTAAGTTACATGCTCACCACCTTCAGAGGGCATTTGGAAGTCAGCATCAACTTTATCATAGAGTTCAAGGAATGCTTGCTTGGTCTCATCATCAAAACGATTTACGCAAACTTGAATTGCCTTTGCCTTGTCCTTAAAGATGCTATAGGCGCGAATAATATGAACCAAACGACGAGTGCTGATGATTTCCTCAATACCACCATCATAGAAGGTTTTACGGATAATATCCCCCCAATCAACTAACCGCTTGCAAAAATCACGATCTTCTACACCAAGATCCAGAGCAATACCTTCAAGAATCTTCTGTTCAACAGCAGGAGCAGGATAAGACTGCTCAAAGGTCACAGGGAAACGCTCAAGGAATGCCTCGTTGAGCACATTGGTGCCAATAAAACGACCATCATCAGAACCTTTACCTTTGGTATTTGCAGTAGCAATCACATTAAAACCTACAGCAGGTTTCACAAAACGACCGATCTTCTTCAGGAAAACGCCTTTGCCTTCCAGAACAGATTGCAGGCATAGAATCTTGTTAGAAGCAAGGTCAATTTCGTCCAGAAGTAGAATAGCACCACGCTCAAGTGCTTCAATCACTGGTCCATTGTGCCAAGCAGTTTCACCATTCACAAGACGGAAACCACCAATCAGATCATCCTCATCAGTTTCAATAGTGATGTTGACGCGGATCAGTTCCCGACCAAGTTGAGAACACGCTTGCTCCACACCGAACGTTTTACCATTACCCGAAAGACCCGTAATAAACGTAGGGTAAAAGAGACGGGAGTGAATAATTTTTTTAATATCATTAAAGTTACCAAACTTGACGAAAGTATCATCTTTTTCAGGAATAAGGTTTTGATGAACTTCTGGAAGAACTGCAACAGAATTGAAGTTACGCTCAATTTCTTCCACTCGTTCTTGAGTTACTTCAAGATTCCAACGACCACGACCAACTTTAAAGTTTTCAAGTCGCTTAGTTACTGTCGGATAAGAAATATCTTTGGATGCACAATACCCGCGAACATCAGCGGAAGTGAATTCAACACCAAAAGTGTTTTTTAGATCTTGGATGATTTGATTGTCAGTCATACGAGTGTAAGCCATAATGTGGGTGATTTGTTTCAACTTGTTCATTATAAGGGAAATGGGAAGCATCTGCAAAGGCGTTGTGCCAGTAATTGAAGTGGCACAACACCTTTAACTTATGCGACAAGAGCAATGAATTCACTAAGAACTTTTTTATTTAGTTTCTTAGTTTTAAGTGACTTGGCAAAAGCACTTTTAATTTGTGCCTTTGTTGCATCTTCTTTTACATCAAACTCTGCCTCCTGAGATAGAATAGAGGAAGAGAGACCAAAATAAGCATCGTATCCAGAATCGGTAATAGTAAAACTTCTGAGTTTTTTCCAATCATTCTGGATTTTTTCATAAGTTTTATCATAAGACCTGTGGTGAAGTTGAATAAACCTTGAAGCATCCTTACTACTTAGGACACGAATTCCAATAAAATTAACTGAAGGGAATTTATCTTTTAAGTTCTTAAGAAGAACATCAGTAAATTCATGATACTGTCGGCCAATCTTATAAGTTGTTCCAAGTTTACGATCCCTTAGCAATGTTTTTTCTGCAACAATTCCACGAACACCAAAATAAGTTTCGGTTTTATTCATTCGTGTAATTTCAACATGATGAGGAAGGGGATTTGCTTCACCATCGGTCAAAACAATGCATTGAACCTTTTGTAGTTTATTTTCTTTTTGGAACTTAGGAAGAATTTGATGAAGTGCAATTAGCGATTCATTTAGTGGAGTTCCAGAAAGAGACAACCGATTTGGAGTGTGGTATGAACACATATAACGATTAGTTTGAGAAATAGCAATCCTCCAAATATTAATCATTTGCTTCTCCAATTCATTACCAGAAACTTTACTGGTCAGAAGATTAAGCAATGAAAATCCTTCAAAAACATGAATTAGATTTTCCTTTACCTCATAGTGAGATTTGCGGTCTACTGCAGTATATTGTCCAGTTTCATAGTTATATTCACATTTACGCCATTCATTAGTGAAGGCATAAACCTCAAAAGGAATGGAAACTTTCTTACAGAACCAAACAAGGTTAAAGAGTTGTTTGCAAGTATCCAGAAGGACGTTCTGCATTGACCCACTCCAATCCAGAATGAATACAAGTCCATGATTCTTACCGTCAGGAATCACAGTTACTTTTTTGAAAATATCTTCGGTGTACTTATAGGAATGCAGTCGTGCAGTGTCCAAAATACCAGTACGAGCAGTTGTTGCACGGGCATAAGCATCTGCCGATTTACGGCATTCAAACTCTTTCACAAGATAGTTAACTTCTTTTTGAGCAGAAGATTTGAATTTTCTAAATTCAGTGTCAGGATAATTATAAAGATTTCCTTGAGACATTCCACTTTGTTCATATTGTTTCTGTTGATGAATAAAGGAATCTGCAATTTCCTTATGGACATCAGAATTTTTAGCAATTATAGTATCCAAATCAACTTGTGGAATTTCCACATATACATTTTCAGATCCAAAATCATTGATAAGTTCACGAAGTTTATCCTCAAGAGATTCCATAGTACGAATCTCAGGATCTTCATTTTTATTTGAAGGACTTTGAATTACTTGATCACCTTTAGCATTTTTTGGTTGATTTGGATCATTTTGTTGGGAATTCTGAGATTCACCTTTAAGTTCTTGATTCGATTCTTCGCCAGAATCTTCAATAGATTCTCCTTCGTCGGGAGAACCGTTTTCAGGACAACTCTGATTTACACTAATAGGAACTTGTTGCTGTTCTTCTTCTTGTTTCTGCTCATCTTTACAATACTTGTAAAGTTCTTCCGACGCAATTAGAACATCAGCAAAAGTTTCTGATGCTGCAATCAGATCAATGATTTCCTTTTCCTCTGTAGTAAAGTTCAGAGTTACAAAGTTACCAACTTTAAAGTAAAGATTTGCACGGTCAGCAAGATTGAGTGAAGAAATATCTTCATCTGCAAGACAGAAAAAGTCATCTTCATTGAGTTCCTTATATCCATTGAAGAAGGTTTTGGCAAGACCCATGTACTTCCTCTTCATCAATTTTTCAACGCGAGCATCTTCAACCACGTTAACAAACTGCTTAGGAACTGTTGTAACGTTAGTCCAATCTTCATCAGGAGTGAAGAGAGCATGACCAACTTCATGCCCAACCAGAAGGTCATAAACTGTATTGCTTGCCTTTTCCCATAGAGGAAGAGTTAGAACACGAGTGTGAACATTGAAACAAGCAGTTTGAACTTTTTTATGCTCTACCATGAGATCTTCTGTAGCAAGAAGTTTCGCAAGTTGAGATTTAATTTCGTGAGAGACAGACATTTTGTTTTTCGTGAATGAACGTATCATAAAGCGAAGGGTCGCCTTTTGGGCGACCCTTGTGACACTTCTTAAAGTGGGCAAGTCGTGCTTTTGCTTGCCTTAGTGCTTGTGGTTTTCGTTTTCCTTTGTCGTTTCTTCTATGAGGAGAACGACCACTCTCCCAAATTTTGTGTCTCATCGTTATAACTCGATTAAATTACTTATCTATTATAGTGAATATTTTTTATGCTGTGTGATCTTTTGTACCACTTATAAAAGTGTCCATTATTATTTATTTTATACCCGATCAGAATAATAATTATTGTAATACCAAGAATAACCTTTCATAAGTTGTTCCAATAAATCTGGACGTATTTGGTCATAAGATTTTGGGAGTGTTTTTTCTAATTTGTTTTTAATTTTATGATTTCCATATGGCATATAAACATTATCATTATAATTTCTTTCTTGTTCAATATTTTCAAAATCATGAACAAAAAAAGGTAGTTCTACAAAATCATAAAATGTTTTCATAAAGTAATTCGGATCTTCTATTAAATCTTCATGCCTAGTTATTAAAATATTATTATTATATTTTTTTGGAATTTCTATTAACTCACGTAACGCAGTTAATCCATCTTTAAGTATTGGAAAATTTAATATTCCATCAAGTCTTTGTCGCTGTAAATCATTATCTATATCTTTGTAGTATAATTTTCTATCGGAATACAAGGAATTAGAATTAATTTTTTCAAATGAATTAACAATTGCCCTCAAATCTCTAACGTTGATAATTACTTTTAAATTGGGAAAAACTTTAAAAGTAAAATCTAAATCTAAAATCCACCCACGAGATTTATCTAGAAATATAGTATCTTTATCTCTTAAAGTATCAACCCATGAGTTAGTTCCACTTCTGCAAAAATTTAAAAAGCACTCTGTTGCAATTTCATGAGGAATTTGATATTCCCTTATTTTATCTTTAATAAATTTTTTATTATGATTTAAAACATAAGATATTTCTGAATCTGGTCCAATTGTAAATTTTGGATTTTGATTTAAAATATAAAGAAATAACGTTGAACCACTTCTAGGAAGACTAGATAATGCTATAAAATTCATAATATTTTACTAAAACCTTTAATTTTTTCAAATTTTATAACACTTGAGAACTTATCCTCAAGTCCCGTTTTATGAGATATGACAAAAATATTTGCGTCTTTAATTACATACCGAATAATCTTAAGAAACTCATCAGTTCCAGCACTATCCAAAGAACTATCGAAAACTTCGTCAAAAATAATTAAGTTGCATGAAACAGAATTTTTAAGTTTAGCAACTTCCCTCCAAGCAAATAAGAGTGATAGATTAATTCTTGACTTTTCACCTTCACTAAAAGAACTATAAGAAAAATCTTCATGAATAGGTGATTGAACACTCTCATTAAATTCTTCATCAAGAGTAAAGTTAATGTAAAAATCCATCATTTGTAAATAACGATTAATCTGTTGATTAATCAAAGGAAGATACTTTTTAATGATTTTTGATTTTACACCACTATCTTTAAGAAGAGAATAAGCAAAGTCATGATAAGAAATTAATTCCTTTTTATTAGAAAATTCTTCAAACGTTTGATTCAATCCATTCTTATATTCTTCTAATTTTTCTTGTTCAGCACTTCGGTTTTCAAGTTGCTCGGTAATTGTTTGAATTTCAGATTCCAAATCTCGGATTTGTCTCTGATGTCCAGATACTCTTGTATTGTTCTGAGAAATTTCATGATTTAGATTAGTGATCTCTTTTGAAATTCGTAAAAAATGATTTTCTCGGATTTCTTCATCTTTAATTGCTTTTTGTAGTTCAGTATATCCACTTTGCAGTTCCTTTGCTTTAGATTCTGCTTCACTAATTCTATTTAATCGAAACTCTTCATCAATTTCTTGTGTGCAAGTAGGGCAAACCGTATTCTTAGTAAAAAACTTATGTTCTTCTGTAATTGTTGCTACTTTCTGTGAGATTTTACCTTTAAGATTTCCAAGTTTTTTAAGCTTTTCTTTTGCTCCCGAAACTTCCTCTAAATTTTTAGTTAAAGAAAAGATTTGTTCTTCTACTTCACCATTTTTGAGAATATAAGAATCACACTCTGTAAGAAGTTGCGTGATTGTTTTCTTTTTCTTTTCAATGTTCTCTTTACCGCGATTTTCAAGCTCTTCGATAAAATCTTTTTGCATTTGAACTTTCTCTTTTAAAGATTGCTTCTTTAAATCTAAAGTTTTAATTTGCTCTTTGAGTAAACGAATTTTATCTTTAATGATATTATTCATTGAAGAAAAGATTTTAATATCTAATAAATCTTCAATTACTTCTCTCCTGTGTGCAGAAGAGAGTTGCATAAAAGGAACAAAATTACTACTACCAATGATTACAATCTGAGTAAAAGATTTATAATTCATTTTTAGAACTGATTGTTCAAACCATTTCTGCTGATCTACAGCAGAAGAATTTTGATCTATAATAGAACCATTTTTATAGATCTCAAAAATGTTTGGTTTAATTCCGCGACGAACTTTATAATCAGATGTTCCGATTTTAAATTCAACTTCAACTAAACAATCCTTTTCATTGGTCGAATTAACAAGTTGAGGTTTATTAATTCCCCTAAACGATTTTCCAAAAAGAACGAAAGTTAGTGCATCAAGAAAAGAACTTTTACCATAACCATTTTTACCAACAATTAAAGTTGTATTTGATTTTTGAAAGTCAATTTCTGTAAAATGATTTCCAAATGAAAGAAAATTTTTAAATTTTATTTTTTCAAAATTAATCATATTAAATAAACTCAGTATCTTCTTTGTGAGGAGGAATTACAATGTCCTCCGATGTAAAAATTTTATAATCACATTCGTTAATCTCACACGCTCTTAAAACTGCCTTTTCTTCTACTTCCATCACATGCATCTTAGGATAATCATCTTCTTCTAATAACATAGCAAATCTATCAGCATCATCCTTTTCTTCAAAAATATAAAGAATATAATTACCCAATTCATCTACTCCAGCATAAGCACCTTCGTCTTCCTTTTCATAAATCGTGATGATATACATCATATCATCTCCAATGCTTGTTTGTATACTTCTTGAAGTATATTGGTTATAGTAGTTTTATCAAATTCACACTCACTTTCTTTAACATATCTTTGAAGAATGGAAAAAGTATCTTCAGATTCAAATGCCTCAAAATCTTCAGATTCTTGAATTTGAAAGTTTTCTACTATTTTAAGTTCAGAGATATTTGCAGTGTAAAGTTTATCAATAAAAAATTCAAATTTTTTTTGATTAGTTTTTTTGCGTACAATTACCCGAACAATTTTATTTTCATACTCACGAACATCAAAAGTTTGGTGTGGAGTATCCTCATAATAAATGTTGTAAAACATTCTATAAGGATTATCGATTGAAAAATGTTCTAGAGTTTCAGTATCAAAAATAGTGAATCCGCGAGAGTCATTTACATCATTCCAATAAATCTCATAAGGATTTCCAAGATAGTAAACTGTGCCATTATTAGAACGAGTGTGATAATGACCAGAAAATACTTTTTTGAAATTGCCGAAAATATCTGGATCCATACCACTATCCATAATATGACCCTTATAGGGTGCAAATCCGTTAAGTTCTAAATGCCCCATAGCAACTTTAGATTGCGTATTTTGAATCATTCTTAATGACTTTTCACTATTCTCAGAATTAATCCAAGGAAGTAAGAGAACATCCAAACCACCAACTTTAACTTCAGTTGGTTCGGAATAAGTTTTTATGTTTTGATATTCTGAGAGAAGTAATTCTGGAGAATTTACTTTATTGGAATTTTTAAAGTAACAATCATGATTACCAGTAATCATATGGACATCATATCGAGAAAGAGGTTCTAAAACAACTCTACGAGTCCAATTAAGTCCGGCAAAATCAATACTTTTACGACTATCAAAAGCATCTCCCATATGAATAACTGTTGTAATCCCATACTGTTCCAGCGTTGGGAAGAACACATTCTTATAGAAGAGTTCAAAATAATCTTGAAAAAGCTTTGACGACTTTCTGGCACAAAAGTGAGTATCCGTTAAAATTGCAATTTTCATTTTAAGTAATTAATAGCATTATAAAGAAGCGATAAATTATCATAAAAATGGCCTAAACCTTTATTGCAATTATCGCAAAGCAATCCCCTAATTTTACCAGTTTTGTGATCATGATCAATTGATAAAAATGTTTTTGAAGAAGATTTTTCTGGGTTTAAGCATATAGCACAAACTCCATTTTGCTCTAATAGCATAGTATCATATTGCTCTACTGTCAACCCATACACTGAAATTTGCTGTTTTCTATTTCGTTTTTTCTTTTCTTCAGTTGTTAAAGAATGATATCTTTTTTTGTTAGATAAATTTACTTTTTCTCTATTTTTTTCAACCCATTCTTTCACACTGCCATTTTCAAATCTTCTTATTGAATTTTGCTTCGTGCAATTAACACAACCAGTCATAGAAGTATATCTTAAACTATTTCCACATTTCTTACAAGGTTTTCCTTGATAGAATTTTTCTCCATTTTCTGTTGCTATTTGTCTTGGGTGCATTTTCAATATTAAACTATAATAGTAATACTATTTAGAAATAATATTATTATAATTTAATATTTCATTTTAATATGAACACTTTCTTTAATACTGTTATAATCTGAATAATTTCCCCCGTCAATACCAGAGTCATCGGTAAACACCTCATCGAATCCGGTTCTTTCGAGAATTTTATTTTTAATTTCTAATTGCTTCTTTTCTTTACCTATTCTACGAATAAATGCGTAGTGAATAATTTGAGTAAAATAAGCAAACGGGTTTTGCGATTTTTCTGGATCAAAATTATGAAGATATTGAATACAATTTTCAATACCATCAGAAATCATATCATCTTTAAACATGTAATTTACAAAATTAGGTTTAAAGGATAAGTGAGTGGCAATTTTAAGAATACATTCACCAATATAATTGGGAATAGGTGGTTTATTCGGACTTGACCAATTCTTCAATTGCTCGTCGGAAATTCCGGGTATTTCTTTTTCTGCTGCATTTCTAACTTGTCTTCTATACTCTACAAGTGCTGCCAAGAATTCTTTGTTGTTCACATAATGAACTGATCTTTTTCTTTTTGTCATTACTGTGGTTGAAATCATAAGTGTTTCTGATTTAATATGTAGATATTATAACATTTTATCCGATATTAAACAACACTTGACAGACCTCTACGAATACGAGTAGAATAGGTTTGTTCCCGTTGAAGACAGGTTATAGGCTTAGATAATATTAGATATACTAAAGGAACTGTTTCCGAAGGAAACTATCCCGAAGGGATATATCATAGTTCTTTATAGATTTTTTCTAATAGTTTCTTAGCTTCATTTACATTTGATATGTATCCCATTTCACGAGATAATGGAGATTTATTATTTTTCAATCCACTAACTTTTCTCACATAAGATTCATGTAAGAAAATCATTTCCATATCTGTATTTTCAGTTATTGTTATAATATCCTCCATTTTTATCATAAACATATCTTCAGTTGTAGTTTTTAACCAAGGTTCTATCTTATATCCTTGTATTCCACCACGACCCTTATAATTTTCAACAATAATAGGATTAGTAAGAATCAAACTAATTTTATTGTTTTCATCGCAAGGAAGAACTCTTGCGAATATTTCTTCACCTGTTTTTAATTTGATTGAAGCATAAAAATCTTCTTCCATATTTACTTTAAATTAATTGGTATAATTTCATAATTAAAATCTTCTTCTGTGTATATCTTAACTCTTTCTATAAAATGATTTAATGTGTAATTTTTTCTTGATCCATAAGTGCAATCATCAGAAATATCATAAAGTGTTGCTTTATCTTTGTTGCTTCCTTTTCTTAATACTCTACCAATAGATTGAAGATTACGAATTCTGGATTTACTTGGAGAAGCAAATATTACATTGTGTAAATTATTGATTGAAATTCCAGTACTAAAGACTCCATAAGAAGCAACAATAATTGCATTATTTTCTCTTTCAGTAATTTCCCTTACTTGTTCTCTTTCCTGAACATCTACTCCACCATGAACAAAAAATACTTTACGTTTATTGTCACTTGCATTATTTATGAGTTCATACAAAGGTAAACCATGTGTTTCTACCCGAGAAAATAAAACTAAAGTATTTCCTTTTAAATCTAATGCCACATTTTTTATGAGATTATTTCTTTTTTGATTGTTTATAATAAATTGAATTTCATCTTCATATTTCTCAAATTTTTGCGGATTATGTTTTAGTACCAGACAATGAATATCTAATTTAGATGCTCTTCCTTTATCAATGAGTTCTTTAGTCCCTACTGCTTTGTATGGAGGCCCAAATAACCCAGAAATCACCCATTCGTGAGTTTGAGAATCTTTGCCACCATTAGATAATGTCCCAGTAAATCCAAAACGATACTTAGCATTATGAGATTTTTTCATAATATCTATGAGTGACTTGGACTTACATCCGTGGCATTCGTCAACAATTACGCAGTCATAATCTTCAAAGAATGACTTATCTAATTTATGAATACTTTGCCAAGTGGAAAGAGTGACTGGCATATCTGTATTTTTTTCTTGCCCAGAATAGATCATGTGGCAATAATTTTCTGGTGTCCATCCATAATCTATCCAATCTTTAAACATTTGATGAATCAATCCAGTTGTTGGAAATACAACTAAGCACTTCATCTTCTTATTTACATAATATCTTATAAGTGAATAAATCATGTATGATTTTCCAGATGAAGTTGCAGATATAACAGTTTTTCTATTATATCTTAGACATTCATAAACAGTATTAATTTGATAATCATATGGATCATGTTTGGTGCAGATATATTTCATATATCCTTTTACACCTTCTTCAGTTATTTCATCATTAACTTCAAAAGGCAATCCATAATACTTATTATCACGGAACTCATATGAATATCCATGATTTTTTATTTTTGCAATAACTCTATCCAAAAGTCCAGCATAAATTTCTCCAGTTGCTGTACTCAACAATCTTATTTCTCCGTCCCACCCTCTTCCTTTGCGGTATTGGGGCATGAATTTTGCTGAGTCTACACTAAAGGTAAAATATGGTGCTAATTCATACAAAATATGAGGTTCACATTCTAACTTAACGTAAACCTCATTCTTTTTGTGTATTATTACGTCACTCATAGAATTATAATATATCTACGAGTATTTATCTCTTATCCCAAACCGCTTGCAAATCTTTGATATTCAATTGCGTTTTTAATTTGATAAGTTCTATTATGAATCATCTTCAAAATGTCTTGAAGATATGCTAAAAGTACATCATAATATTCTACTTTTAAAGATGCTTGAGATAAACTTTGGTCAGCATCCATATATTTTTGAAGAGTATCTTTGTCTCTTATTTTCTTGGGAAAAGGATTTTCAATATAGACATCTGGATCTGCCTTTCCTGTATAGTATTCGTATTTTTGATGTCTTATGTTTCTTTTCTTTTGCTCTGCGTTCTTTTTTAAGAGTACAATATTATTGTACATATCAAAATACTTTGCATGTAATACTGGAATATTTAAAGATTCTGTGTGAAGATTATCTATGTCAATTTTGGAATCTTGTTCCCACATGGTTTGAATTTTTTCAAGGTCTATCATAAATTATTTCGTTGGATTTAATGGATTTCCTGTTCTGTCTACTATATTATACATCATATACTTAAAAGACACATCTGCTGTGAAATATTCATTATCCGGATTAGTGGCATCGAATTGTAAAGTGCTCAATTGGTAAGGAAACATTGAACGAAAAACAACATTAAAATTAAAATTTTGATTACTGTTTAAAACTAATAAAGTTCCATCAGAATATAAATTCATATCAGATTTATATGGTTGCTCAAAAACTTCTCTATTATTTTGCCATTCATATATTTGCTGAAGACTTTCTGGGAAACCAAGACCTCTCATCCAATTTTGAATTTCCATATAATTTTCAAGATTTTCATCAACAAGAAAACGAAGAGTAAAATCTTCAAAATCCATTTTATCACCAGGAATTGGAATATCAGTTGTATAATTTGGTTGCATTGCAACTCCTAAAGTTATTGCCGGAATATTTGCTGTATTCGCAAAAAACGCAACTTTCGGTGCTCTATTTAAAGTAAATCTAAACCCAATAGAAGATAAAAAATTTCTATTTTCTATTTGCCCTTTAAATCCAGTTGCCATATCTTTTTTAAATATTTAGACAAAAAAAGAGACCCTTTTGGGGTCTCTTGAAGATTTATGTGAATTGGATCACATAAGGTTCTTGACTTGTACTCTTCTGTAGTACACGTTGCTGGATGCCTTGATAGCACCAAGACCCTGAGTAGCACCTTCAGCGAATGGATTTGCAACAAGACCATAACGAGTCTTGAATCCAATTTTAGGCTGGAAGCTGTTCTCACCAACGGCACGTACCATTTGGAGAGGAACATAAGGACAATAGAATAGTCCAGCATCATAAGGAGAAGAACCCTTATAACCAACAACATAGTATTGGTTGCTGCTTACGTTAGCAGCATAAGGATCGATGTATACGCGGA